GTTTGTCAAGCTCGTAAACGCATAACCCGAAAGGCGGGCTACCGCCATGGCGGTTTACACAATTACGCACAAGCAAATCGCTGACAACTACGGCGTATTGCAACTGCTCACTAACGCGCTGGTACAGCCCGGCGACAGCATCACTGTTGCGGCCGTTGACGCAACATTCAACGGTACGCGCACTGTCTATGCTTGCCCGCAGTTTTATTATTTAGGCGTAGACGAATACGGCGACCTGCTTTACAACTACGACTTGCCAATACAAAACCAAGTCTTGTTTAAGTTGACGGCGGCAGACGTCGAGCGCGGCCCAGCCACCGGCACGCTTACGTATGCGCCTACATGCACTTGGATTACAGCTGCAAACATTGAGGACTGGTTAGGCATTGGTACCGCGACCGTGGCCGATACAACATTCTTAACTCAGTGCGCGTCAGCTGCAAACGCTTTTGCGTTTCGCCGACGTCAAGAGTCCGGCTGGATAGATAGCCCAAGCACTGTCCCAAGTGGTGACGTAGCCTTAGGAACTATCCAATATGGGGGAATGTTATATAGACAGCGTGGCAGCATTGACTCCTTCGCTAGTTTTGGCGACGGTGGCGCGGTAACCGTTACAGGCCTCTCAGGCGTCATTAAACAACTGCTTGGCATTGACAGACCGCAAGTGGCCTAGCGCATGCCAGTGACCTTTACAGACCTCTTTAACGAGGCTCTAGACGACCTAGTAGCAACGCTCACCGCCGTTAGCGGTCTACAAGTGGTCAACGACCCGCGCAACCTTGTGCCGCCATGTGTATTTATTGACGCGCCAACATTCGAGGCGTTTAACTTCAACATAGTAAAAATGTTGTTCCCCGTGCGCTGCATCACTCTTGGCCCAAACAACCTAGACGCCCAACGCTCACTTATGAACCTTGCCGCCAAAGTTATTGGCGCTAAAGTTGGAGTGCAGGACGGCCGCCCAACCATCGCCATTATTGGCGGTGCTGAGTATCCGGCCTACGACTTGACCATAGCCATGCAGGCCCAAACCGGTTAGGAAAATATGTACATTGTTAACAGTCCCCGAGTCGGCGTAGTCGGCGAACCTTTCAACCCAGACGGCTACGACGTCGCCTACCTTTTGGCTGGCGGTTTCATTGTCGAGAAATCACACACTAAGCCCGCAAAATCTGCTAAAACAGAAGCAGAAGAAACACCCGAGGAGTAAACCCCATGGCAACCAGTACTTACCTATCAAATCCAAACGTGCTTTTTGGCGCTGTTGACTTGTCAGACCAGTGCACAAGCGTGCAACTTAACCAAACCATTGAGGCTTTAGAGTCCACTGCATTTGGTGGTACTGCCCGCGTTTACACTGCTGGCCTACAGGCAAACGAGTTAACTATCACAATGTTTGCAAGCTACGCAGCAAGCGAGTCTTGGATTACTCTTAGTACTTTGGTTGGTACACAAATTGCAAGCATTATTGTTTCACCAGCTGCGCCAACGGTACCCGGTACATACTCAGCCACAAACCCGGGCTTCACACTTGTTGGCGGATACCTTGAAACACTGCCAGTCATGAACGCGTCAATGGGCGAACTTGCCACTATGGATATCGTCATCACTGGTGGAGTACTCACCGTAGACGTAACCTGATAACAACTAACCCGAAAGGTAGCCCGACATGCAGTTAAGGCTAAAAGTACAACGACAAAACGAAGACGCCTACGAGGTAACCACTAACCTAGCTGTCATTGTCGCATGGGAAAGGCGCTTTAAGCGCCGCGCCAGTGACCTAGGCTCGGGCGTTGGCATGGAAGACTTAGCCTTCATGGCTTACGAGGCCAGCCAACGCTCCGGCATCATTGTGCCCGCATCGCTCGACGCGTTTATAAACACTATTGAGAACCTAGAAGTAGTGGACAGCGAGCCGGCAACTTTTACCGTGCCGGAACTATCCGGCGACAGTTAGCAGAGCTTTTATTACACACGGGCTGGTGGCCCCCAAGTGTAGACTTTGAGTTACCAGACTTAGCCACCGTTATAGATGTACTTGAAAGGCAGCGTAAACAAAATGCCCGCTGACGCGTCTTACAAGGTTTACGGTATCCAAGAGGCTTTAGCGGAAATTAACAAAGTTGACCGCGTTTTACGCCGGCAGATTACTAAAGACATTCAATCTGGCGCTGGCACCAAACTTGTGACTGCGGCCCGCTCGTTTATTCCGACGGCTAGCCCGCTTTCGCGCATGGTGAATGGCAACATGATTAAAGGCCGCGACGGTACCGGGTGGAAACGTGAGCGCGTCCTAGCTGGCATACGTACCGTGGTTGGCAAACGTGGTCAGCGTGCACGCACTGTAAGGTTCTCTAACGGCCGTACAGCCGATTTTAAGGCGACGCAATACCAGTTGCTTGTACTACAGCAAAAGGACGTTGCCGGGGCTATCTGGGACCATGCAGGCATCAGAGGCGGCGGCCAGTTTGTTGCCAACCTTGAAGCTGAAGGCGAGACCGTCGGCCCACGTACCGCACCCCGCGCTCTTGAACCCGCAGCCAACAGCGTGTTACCAGCCGTCGAGGACGAGGTAGGCAAGATAGTTGCTCAGGTTATGACTATTGTTAACCGTAATCTTGTTACGACTAGGACGCGCTAACCATGGCTATCAATATCCCCATTATCTCAAGCCTTAACACTAAAGGTTTTGACAGCGCCAAAAAAGAGTTTCAGAGCCTGCAAGGTTTTGGTGCCAAGAGCGGGTTTCTGTTACAAAAAGCCATGTTGCCCGCAGCTGGCGCGGTTACTGCACTTGCCGGCGGTCTCGGTATGGCAGCCAAGGCAGCAGCAGCAGACGAAAAAAGCGCAAACCTTTTAGCCCAACAGTTAAAACGCACACTTGGCGCTAACGATGAAGTAACGGCCAGCATGGCTAGGTTCGTAGACCAAACCCAATTAGCCACAAACGTAACCGACGACGAACTTAGACCGGCTTTGTCGGGCTTGGTGAGGTTCACAAAAGACGCTCAAAAAGCCCAGGACCTTTTAACTTTAAGTGTCGACACGGCAATAGCAACTGGTAAGGATTTAACCGCTGTCAGCACCGCTATTGGGCGTGCGTACGACGGCAATTTTACGAGCTTAAAGAAGTTGGGTATCCCGCTCGACGACAACATAATTAAAACTAAAGATTTTGCGGCAGCACAAAAAGCGTTAACGGAACAATTCGGGGGCGCGGCAGCTGCAAACATGAACACTTTTGCAGGCCGCCTAAAGAACGTCAAAATACGTTTTGACGAGTTCGTAGAAACTATCGGCTACAAAGTGTTACCCATTGTTGACTCTTTACTACGGAATGTCACAAAACTGGTGGACATTTACGGCCAAAAAGGTTTAGGCGGCGTACTTAGTTCAATCAAAGACAATTTCCTAAAAGCAACAACCAGTGCAGACGGGCAAGTAACAACACAAGGCAAGCTCTATAACGGGCTGGTACGCACACGTAACATGTTTACCCGGTTAGGAAACGGCCTTAAAGAGTTCGCTAACGACGTGTCTTGGGGTAAGACTAATTTTCGTATAACAGAATTAAAGAAAACTATTGGCCCAGACCTCGCTAAGGCGATAGATTTTTCAGTTAACTCAATGCGCGAAATGGCTAAGGCCATGAACCTTGTTTCTGTCATGGGGCCAGTCGCTTCACGTAACCTAAGCGAGTTTCGCAAATACGCGCTTGACATGGCACCAGTCCTAGCCCAAGAACGCCTAGACAAAATGGCGGCAGCTGAAGAAGCCGCCGGCAAGGCCGCCACGGCAGCCGGCATCGCAAACGATAAAGCCAAAGAAAAAGCGGCAGCGCATACCGCAAAACTTAAACGGCAAGCAGAGGCAGCAAAAGAGGCAGCAAAAGCACTTGCGGAAGATTACGCCCGCGCATTAGAAGACGCAGCACAGCTAGTTAAAGATAAGTTTGCGCCCGCGCTTATGCGCGCTAATGAGCAACTGACCAAGGCAACCGACACCTACAACGACTTCTATAACGCGACCCGAGATGTGGTGCGCGGCATATTTAACGTTGGCGATGCTTGGACTACAGCAGCCGACAGCAAAGGCGCAAAAACATTCTTTGGTGTACTCGACGAGCAAGCCGCCAAGGCTGGCAAACTTTCAACCGGCATAGAACAACTTATCGCAGCCGGGCTAGACGACCCCGCACTCTTGAAGTCCATTCTTGACTCTGGGGCAGACGTAGGCCTAGAGATAATCAACGGGCTACTTGCCGGCGGTAAAGCGTCCATAGACCGCCTGAAAGGCATTTCTACAACTATTAACGCAGCTGCGGACAGTGTCGCAAAGTTGACTGCCGATAAATGGTTCAAGTCTGGTGTTGACCAAGCCCAAGCCATAGTTAACGGCGTTAATAGTGTCATAGAAAACACAGAGTTTTTGCTTAAGTTTGCGGTAGACCCCGCCAGCGCCGCGGCTCTCGGCGAACAGTTCAACAAAAACGTTGGCACCGTCATGGGTGGCGGCACCCCGCAGCTACAAACAAACCCATTCGGGCCAGTGCTCGGCAGCATCAACGCAACCCCAAACATGGACGGCACCCGCGTAGCAAACGAAACAACAAACGTGACCATCAACGTAAACGGCGGTGACCCCAACGCAACAGTAAGCGCGCTGCGCGCCTACATGCGGCAAAACGGGGCGGTACCCATAAAGATAACTAACCCGTAATGGCTTTACAGACTTACACCGTTTCCTACTCGCTCGCGTCGACACCCGGCACGATAGTTACTTTGTCTAACGTCGTCTCGTTTGCCATGAAATGCGGCAGAGAAAAACAACTAGACGACTACTCAGCAGACACCGCCCAGCTCGTAATCCGTTACCCGACCGGCTACGCCAGCCCAATAACAGGACTTGTACCCGGCTCACTTATTCGAGTCAAACACGACGCTTCTAACGAGTTTGTATATGCCGGCTATATCTCAGGCGTCAGCGTCAACTATGGCATACCGTACGCTGGCGGTGTTGGTAACGCCGACTTTATTAACATTTCTTGCGAGTCTTACTATGCGCGTTTTGGGCGGCTTCAAGGTTTTAACCAAGCAATCTCGGGCGGCACTTTTACAACGGTTGCAACTGACATTGGCACTTACAGCTCACTGACCATTACTCCACAAACCAACGCGGCAACCCAAGTGGTGTCGGCTTCTAACGTCGTAAACACTTATGGCGAATGGCTGTCACAGTACATACGCACTATTAACGGGCGAATGGCACAAGCAGCAGCTGTAATTGTTTACGGCCCAGGCGACATTGTCGCTTCTTCAGCATCGTTTTCTGATACCGCTAACGACGCCACAAACCAAGTTTACGACAACATAGAGTTTTCGGCGTTTGGCGACAACTACTACACGCAAGTCACCGTGACCCCGACGGCCGTGGCCGCCCAGACAGTGCAGAGCGGTTCCGCGCCGTACCGGTCGCTCAACTTCAACACGTTTAGCAGCTCGGTCGCTAATGCCCAAAACTTGGCTAATTTTATGTTGTCTCAATACTCGACAACGGACGTGCAAATATCGTCTATTTCTTGTTTATCTGAGGCACAAAACACGTTTAAGTTAAATAATATGGGCGTACCTACCGCGCTACTCATCGGTATGCAAGTGCCGATTAAGTTCCGTGGAACAACCTATTATGGCATTATTGAAGGTTACGCAATGACGGCAACGCCCGAGTCGTCAAGGTGGACTTATTACATTTCGGGCGCGTCGCTTAACTCGACACTCATTCTAAATGACACCGTTTTTGGCAAACTAGGAACAGGAAAACTCGGGTACTAATCATGGCTATTAAAACTTTTACTACTGGCGAAGTGTTGACCGCATCGGACACAAACACGTATCTAGCAAACAGCGGGCTTGTGTTTGTTAAGTCACAAGCAATTGTCGCAGGTTCAGCAACAACGGTAGTGACCAATGCTTTTTCAGCTACGTACGATAATTACAGAATACTTGTAACTGGTCTACAAATGAGCGCCTCACAAGGACTGGCTATCAAAATGGGTTCAACTGCTACGGGTTACTACGGAAACATGGTTTACGTACTCTTTAGCGGGACAGCTTGGACTTTTGTGCCACAAAATAATGCAGCATTTTGGTTCGGTGGTCTCACAGATGGTGGCGCACCAAGTACATCAAGCACATTTGATTTGATAGCCCCATTTCTTTCAGCCAAAACTCAAATGAATGGTGGCTATTATGGTCGAGGCTATTCCGGTACTTATGCAGGTTCATTAGAAAACACCACTAGTTACACCGACATTTCATTCTTCAATGACAGTTCGGGAACTTTAACTAGCGGAACCATCACCGTGTACGGCTATCGCAAACAGTAAGGAAAATTAATGGCACGACCTAACATTCAAATTGACGACGAAGTACGCGAAATGACAGAAGAAGAATACGCCGAACTACTTGCAAGTGGCTGGACTGAAGAAGGCACAAGTGATTTGGCGGGCTAGTTTTGTGGCGCTTTTGTTTGCGTCAATCCTCGTAGCTTGTGGCGACCGTGAGCGCGTCAACTGCCCGCGCACAAAAAACAAGGCATTGCGCGCCGAAACGTCTATAACCGTTGACACCGCCAGCCTTGGCAGCTCTCGACTACTGGCAGACAAATGCCCATAATCCCGCCACCGCGTCGTGAAGAACGCATGACAAGCGAGCAAATTAAAGCGCGCTTAATCTTTGTTGTCGCTTGCGCGCTGTCATTTACTTTTGTAATGGCCACCATGTCACTTATCTACGGACTGCTTTTTGTCACGCAGCCTATGGACGTTTCGGATAATGACAAGTCGGCTTGGGCCACGTTACAACCGTTGCTTTTATTCCTCACCGGCTCACTCGCTGGCCTACTCAGCGCCAACGGCCTAAAAGACAAACCGAAAGGCAAAACCGATGAATAACGACGACAAAAAAGGCCTACTAAAAATTGTGCGCGAAGCAGCTGCAAAACTCTTAACGCGCATCGCCGACATGATTAGCCGGCCATGAACTACACCGGCACCACCGACGGCGCAGCCTTAGGCAAACGCCCCGGCACCGAAAAGTTTGTAGACATTATTAAGAAAAAAGGCTTTACCAACCTTGGCACTTGGGCTGTACGTAACATGCGCGGTTCAGACCGTCTCAGCGTGCACGCGACCGCCAGAGCGGCGGACATTGGCTACAAAGACAAAGCCACAGCCGCCATGTGGGCAAACTGGTTAGTAGCAAACTACAAGGTATTGGGCATTGAAGAAGTCCACGACTACGCCGGCACCACCAAAAAAGGTTGCGAGAAATGGGGCCGCGGTTGGCGTTGTAACCGTGACGGCAAGCCCGGTTGGAAAGACTGGACAGAAACCGCGAACGGTGGCACGCCCGGTGGTTTGTGGTTACACGTTGAGTTAACCCCCGCCATGGCCGATGACCCACAAGCGTTTGTAGCAGCTTGGAAAAGCGTACCGCCACCAACACCGCCCGCTAAAACCGTTACACCATAAGGCTTTTAGCGCAAAGGCGCGCAAAGTCTCAATAAGCCCATTAAGGTTTTTACTTATCCCGACGGAAGGTAGAAACTATGAAACGACTACTTGGCGTACTCGCCGCAGCTGCACTACTGGTGCCGGCTACACAAACGAAAGCAGCGGTAGAACCCGACTGCCTACGCTTTACCGCTCTAGCTCTAGAGGTTGGTTGGGCTAAGCGCGAAATACCACGGCTCATGCAAATATGCAAACGCGAGTCTAAAGGCTTCGCCCGTGCTTGGAACCAGCGCGACCCATACACAGGCTCATACGGCATCATGCAGATAAACGGCAGCAACAAACGGTTTCTTGTCGAGTCTGGCATTGTGCGCAAAGCCATGACCGAACTATGGTCACCCCGCAAAAACCTTAAAGCCTCATTGGCATTATTTAAGCGCCACGGTTGGGCACCATGGAAAGGCAACAGCGCACCAAAAATTGTGGTACCGTACACCCGTTAGTTATTTTCAACCCGACTAGAAAAGAGACAACATGGTAAACCCGACCGACCATTTAGACCAAGCACTAGCAAACTTGTGGGCGAACACTCGACCCAAAGCCACCGACGTGCTAATCCGCAACCTGCGCGCACACGCCTACAGCTACGCAATGGACGATGCAGCATTATGCGAAGATTTACGCCAAGCCATCGGCCGGCTAGAACACCCCAGCGCGCTAGAACCACAGCCACGCAGCATTGTGGAGCGTTTAGACGACATCGTGCAAGAACTACACGACCTAGGCCATACGCAACTTGGTGGCGAAACCGACCAACTACTTATTGCTATAGACAACGCATTGCGCGGTGCAAAATGAGAACGGCACTAGGAGTTTTTGCGTTTGTTGGTGTCATGACAGTTTTTGGCTTGGTCACATTGTGGGCCGCCGACTGGATACAAAACTATGACGAAAGCGGCAGGTACGAATAATGGCTTTTGACCTTTCCGAGTACGTAGACGTCAAGACACGTCTCAAGCAGGCTCTTAAAGAGTTTCCGCAGCTGCGCATCGTCGAGCACCGACCAGAAATAACCCAAGTTGGTGACCAGTTGTTTATTGAGTGTTCGGTAACGGTGAGCCGCGACCCAGACGACCCGATACCAGTGACCGCCTACATTTTTGAGCCGTACCCAGGCAAAACCACGTTTACTAGAAACAGCGAGCAGGCCAACGGCGCTACCTCGGTACTTGGCAGAGCGCTTGGCTATCTCGGTTTTGGCATAGACAAGTCCATAGCCAGCAGCAACGAGGTTCTAGGCCGCCAACAGGCAAGCGAAGAAACCGACCGCAGCACCGTGGTTAGCATTGCGCGGCCAACACCAGTACTGGACGGGCCACGGTCTCAAGAAATAGGCAGCGCTCGACTATCAGCCCGCCAACAAACCGAGGCAAGCCAAGCAGCACCACGCGCACACACCCAGCCAGCCAACGGCGGCGGCGCGACACCAAACCAAATAAAAATGCTTACCCAAATGTGCGCGGAGCGTGGGCTAGATTTTGACCCCGAAACACCCATGACGTACTCAGAGGCAAAAGACATGTTCCTAAACATTAAGCCAATACCTAAAGTTAAATGACGCTGACCGTTGGCTCGCTATTTAGCGGAATTGGCGGCATAGACCTAGGCCTAGAACGTGCCGGCATGAACGTAATATGGCAATCAGAAATAGACCCGTTTGCATGCAAAGTATTAAAAAAACATTGGCCCGAGGTGCCAAACCATGGAGACATCAAAAAAATCAAATGGGACGAATGCGAGCGACCCGATGTTATTTGTGGTGGCTACCCATGCCAACCATTTAGCACCGCAGGAAACCGAAAAGGAAAAGACGACCCACGACACTTGTGGCCTTGGGTTCGGACAGCCATTAGCGAACTACGACCACAGTTTGCAATTATGGAAAACGTCCGAGGACATCTCTCTTTGGGGGGACTGCAAGTCATTGGAGAGCTTGCCGAAATCGGGTATGACGCAGAATGGCGCGTTATATCAGCAGCGAGCGTGGGAGCCAATCACAAACGAGAACGCATTATTATCGTGGCCTACCCCAACCACAGCGAACTGGGTGACATCAACAAGCGTAGAGTCAACGAGACAAGCGCTAGAAAACGGCGAAAAGTATTCGTCGCGGATAGTTCAGGCTGTAGCAATAGCAGAGCCTACGAGCACTGGTTACTTGAACCCGACGTGGGTCGAGTGGCTCATGGGGTTTCCAACCGGGTGGACAGACTTAGAGGATTAGGCAACGCAGTGGTACCACAAGTAGCAGAAATAGTAGGCAGACTAGTAATGAAAGCAGCAGAACAATGAGCAACATAGACCAAATGCCGGCTGAGCAAGCACTATGGGCATATTCAAGCATGTTGTACGACTCACGCCAGCAATGCGAAAGCCTTAGGCGCGAACTCAACATAGTCATAAATCAACTTATGGACTGCCAAGCTGACTACCAGCGTTTAGCAAAAGCATTAGAAAAGGCAACTAATGCCGAATAATTACGGACATATGACAGAAGCCCAATTCTTGAAGCAAGTAGTAGCAGTTGCTAAGTTGCGCGGCTGGTTGATTTACCACGCCAAGCCCGCACAAGTTGGCGAGCGTTGGGCCACCCATTTCCAAGGCGACGCTGGTTTCCCAGACCTTGTGCTGAGCCACCCCACGGGTGGCCTAGTGTTCGCAGAGCTAAAAGCCGGCCGTAACAAACAGTCCGACGCACAGCTGCGTTGGCAACGCTACCTACAAGAGGCAGAGTACGAATGCTATTGCTGGTACCCAAAAGACCTAGACGCCGTGATAGCAAGGCTTAGTGACATATGAGCAAAGTTCTGGTAACACTCGATTATGAAGAATTAGAGTATTGCGCCATTAGTGGTGCGCGGCGAAACATACGCGCCATGCAAAAAGACCGCAAACCCCGAGACAACACAAAGTACAGCGCACAAAACTGGTGGCAGTCCAACATCACTGGCGTCATCGGCGAGTACGCAGTAGCCAAGTCATTGGGTGAGCATTGGCAAGACCTAGAAGTAGACCGCGGCGGGTTTGACGTACTTAACTACCAAGTGCGCTCGACAGAACACACCAGCCCCAAACTTGCAGCGCGTCCAAACGATGACCTAAACCACATATACATTCTTGCCCAAGTCCATAAACACCGGGTACTAATCCACGGTTGGGCTACTGGTTACGAGATACAACAACTAGGCGCGCCCGAGTACGGCGCAATACGCCTACACCATGACATGCTTAACGACATGTCACTTCTACCGCACCCGACTATCTACACCGCACAAGTCCAAGAATGGGAAAGGCCCGACTACCAATGAGCAACATTGCAAAACCCCGCATGAGTGAAGCCGACCGTTTAGAGCTGCGCGCATTGTTCAGCCAACTCGCTGACCTGCAAGCCAACGAGATACTCGAAGAACTAGAGCACCAGCCACAACAAGCCAACGGTCTAAAGCAAGACCTATGGGGTCTACAAGCGCGTCTAGACGACATACACGCCGACGCCAACACGTAGGCCATGCTCGACAATTTAGGAATACTCACGGCCGCGTATGGGTTTGCACTATGCCGGCATAACACACGGAAACGTGGGTAGAGCGCCATGTCAATGAACTGGTGTGCAGCGTCTAAACGTCACAAATACGTATGGTGTCCGTCCTCAACTATGAAACAGCCGGCAGCCACAGCTACTTGCTGGAAGTGTGGGGGGACGTAGTGCACAAGACTCGACAACAGACCAGACAACAAGCCACGCAGTGGCGCGTTAGCCAAGCGATAGCGCGGGAGCAAACAACATGACAACAACACACAATGGTAAGCAACGGGCCACCAGCGAATTTAAGCGCAACAGAGCCAAACTCTTAGCCGATGAACCCGTGTGCCACTGGTGCGGCATAGCGCGAGCAACCGA